GTTGACTAGGCTTTGGGTGCCATTTTAAATATTTAAATTTTTAGGATATAGGGTGGATTGAAGTGGTGACCTTGTTCCACTATGAAGATCAGCCTATCTCTACCCAAGTGAGTCCCGTCCACACCGCGACGGGGAATGATCCCGGCCCAGGGTGTGGCTCCTTGGTTACATTTCGGCAGCCCTCAAATACGAATACCGGAGGAATTAAAAGTTGTGGGATCAACTCGTGTAATACGAGCTTGCACCCAAGAGTAAGCGGCGAAATTGATTTGATACGTCAACGTAGATGTGAGATACCCTCCAGATTTGACAATAATTGTGGAGTGACAGATCGTGGAGGAAGGAGAGTGAAGCTCATTGGTGGTAACAATGCCCCCACCCCATTGAAAGTCAGGAGACCCTACAGTGGTACCTTGAAAGAGCACCTCTACCTTCCAAGTGCCCATTGGGACAGAAATCCCATTAGGCCCAGAGATCAATGTAAACCCATCATTAACAGCCACATTGGTATGATTCGCACTAGATGTAGGCGTCCAAGAATAAACAGATGATAAACCGGTCGTGGGCTGTGGGTGAGAAAGGACAACAGTATATGATACATACAACTGCCCGACATTCCTGCCGTCAGTCCCCCCCATCACACCAAGGAATAATTGACCGTGGGTGTAGTAGTCATTACCAAAAGATCCAGTGCCCGACTGAGATTCCCCCATGAACTTCTCAGTTGAAGGGGGCAGAGTCAATTTAGCAGGCAACCAAGACGAAGTTTGGACACACTTCATGTTCATCAAATCATAGAAATCAGGCAGCGAATCACTACCGGCTGGGTCCCAGGCCAATGCCACGGCTCCATCCTGCCCCGTAGAACAGACAGGAACATACTCGAAGGATATATTTGTGAATTTGTACTTATCATAAGATCCTGCCACTGTAGCCAACCATGGAAAAACGTAAGGGTTGTAAGGATTGATGAGCCCAGTGGTCAACACATTATCCGTGGCAACCTGGGACACGGCCCTTAAACACTCCCGATGCGTTATAGTAACAGATTGGCCTTTGGAAACAAACTTGGGCCTGACAGATGGGAACCGGGATCCAATAGAAACGGGAGCGCCAGGTATATGGGGTATGATTGCCCCATCATTGGCAGACCCATATGTCTGTGAAATTGCTCGGTCAATACGTTTCAGATTCGGGTCATTTTGTAACCTAGAATAGATATTGTTTGCAACCTGTTTCTGTTGGTTTGTCAACACCATATCGCCAATGGCAGCAGCCACAGGTACTATGATGTCTTTGTTTTCATTATAAAACTTTCGAACACCATTGGCTCCACGGGCAACATTAGCAAGCACGTTGTTCTTAGTTTTCGCCATAACAAGGAATAAAAATATAAAATAGATATGAGTTGTGTACGGGATCCCCCCAACTCACAGGGAGACTGTTCATCTGTGTGTACCTCATTGGCCGGATCCGTGCAGTCGTTCGGCATTTTGTTTAGCACGTAATTATTTACGCCATAGGCAACGTTTTGGTCCATTTAAACACACAGACCCCACAGGGAATCACAACGGCAAATCGTAGGTCTCAAAGCTGTCGAGGTCACCCTCAACAACATCAAGACCCAACCTCACCTGGTCATAAAAGGCCTCCAACTCTAATTGCTCATCTGGGGTAACACCAAAAGAAGTATAGTATGAAGCTCGAGCTTCGGGTGAAACAGGCCCGAAGTCACGGTCCATAGAAGTCAACAGTTTACTGGTGTACCAAGATAAGAAGTTGGCCGGCTCTTTGCCAGGCTTGCCGTACCGACATAACAATGAATAGAAATTTTGGAGGACAGGCAAACACCCTGTCATTCTCAGCCCACCCAGTCCCACGGCTCCCATCCAAGAGGTAATCTGCCTCTTAGATTGGAACGGTTGAAGAAACACTGTGTCTTTAGTGAGGCAAGCAGATGGATTACGAACCATCAGCCACCTACACCCATCAAACACAGGCCGGGTTTGACAGAACTCGATCTTCCCAAAGTCATAAACGGGCGGCTCAACCTTCATGGTGAATCCCATGTTGGTAAACCACTCGTCAAGCCCTCGAGAAAACCGCTCCAAATCTTTACTATTCATGAACACCACACAATCGTCACCGTTGTTGGCCAATTCTAGGTCCACTTTGACATGGTCGGCATAAGCTCGAATCATGGAGCACATCAACACACAATTTCCCAACGATGTGTTCATGTCTCCACTCATCCTAGTACCTTCAACGGTGTACATGATTCGACCGTCCGGACAATACCCCTTACATTTATTGACTAGCTGTTGTTTAAGCATCCAGGAAAGCTTGCGTTTGTCAGACTGACGAGGAAAACATTCAAGGTAAACCGAGTGTTCCCACTTGAGGGCATCAAGAGAAACATGTTGGTCAAACCTGGAAGCGTCCAGTCCAACAGCCACTGGATTACTAAACATATCCCACTTATTTGAGGATAGTCGCGGAC